ATGACCTTTCAAGATATGGCGTCAACATCAATGGAATGCTATGTGAACGATGACACATCAAGGGTTGAGCCAGTAAAAAAGATTGAAATCGTTTTCCGAGGCGACGACGAAAGGGATGGCTTGATTAAGATTCTCAAAGCCTTCGTGAAAGAATTGGAAGAAAACCCTACCTGTTAGGTTGCAAGTGTGGAATAGTTGTGTAGATTTGTTCCATGCGATTCCTACTGCTGCTCCTGCTGACCGGCTGCACCAACGACCGCCCTTGGAAGGTGATTGAGGTCCGGGCCAAGGGTAACGCCTGCGAGTATGTGCTATCCCGCTCCAACGGATTTGGACCGCAGGTCAAGACCCTGACCGATTCGTGTGGGAAGTATCGGTTGTTTGAAACTATACCCAATCGGATATAATTTATAGAAAAACCCAAAATTTATACGCATTCGGGTATAATCGTCAGCCTCTGGTCTTACCGAAAGTCCCCCAGCGTCAGCCTATAAACTTACCAATCAAACCCCAACCCCATGAAAACCACACCCACCGATTTCCGACGCTGGCAACTGCATATCCGCAAGGAGTGCGTCAACTGCAACCGACCCGACAAATCCGAAACCATCAAGGCTTGGTCCGTGAACTGGACCCTGCTCGGTCGTATCCTTCAAGCCAAAAACGCTTGACCATGGAATGGATTAAATGCTTGGACCGGATGCCGACACCTTACGAGCCAGTCCTGATTTTTACGACCGACATGAATCAAGCCTACGCATGGCTTGGCGATGGACGCTGGTACTACGAACACCAAACGTGGTTCCTAATCGAAGTGAGCCACTGGATGCCACTACCCCCAAACCCGTTTTAACATGGACCTAATCTCACGCACCATCCTCGGCTACACGGCAGAGGTTGTCGGAGTCAGCCCCGATGATATCTTGAGCGAAGTCAAGACCCAAGAACTGGTGCTGGCTCGAAGCATCTTTGCCGACATCGCCTACTCGGAATACCTCTACACCTACTGCCAAATCGGGCGTATCATCAAGAGGAATCATGCTACGGTCATGCATAACCTCGAAATCCTTGCTAAAAACATGAGGGCAAGGCCCGACATTAAATTCCTTCGTACACAGGTTTTAAACAGGACACGGGATTTTTTGCAACATTAACAAGAACCCCCTCCATCTTTGCGTGAGTGAACGCAGAGAGCATAGTCCTTGACCTTTATCGCAGCGGAGAAATCCGCAAGGCTTGCCTCACCATTACGGGGGGCAATCCGCTTTGGAAGGACCTTGAACAAGAGGTCGTCCTGATTCTGCTCGAAAAGGACCCCGACAAGATTACCAAGATGCAGGTACAGGGATACCTGCGCTTCTACATCGTTCGTTTGATAATGAACCTGTACCGGGGCAACAACAACCAGTTTGCCAAGAAGTACCGTCATCACGACGAGCGGGTCGAAGTGGACCCCGAAACTCAAGAACTGGGCAAAGACTACGATACCCTGCTCGATGACCTTTGGGCTATTGCACAAAGCGAGATGGACTCTTGGGCCAAGGACGGAGCCTTCCCCTACGACAAAGAACTGCTGAACCTGCTCATGCAGACAGGCAATATGAAAGCCATGAGCCGGGAAACGGGCATCCCGTACCGGTCCATCATCTACTCCATCGAACAGGCCAAGGCCAAAATCAAAACCGCAATCGAAGCCAATGGATATACTGGTCTATCCCATCCTGATTAGTGCGCTTGCGACCCTTGCGGTCGTGGAGTTCCGGGTCCTGCCGGGATGGTTCTACGCTTTGCCCTTCGCCAAGCGGAAGCCGTTTAGTTGTATGACCTGCTTCGGGTTTTGGATGGGAGTCCTCCTGACCCTGCCGACCTGCCAATGGTACTTGGCCTCGGCCTCGCCTCATCTGCCACCGCAATTATCATTCGGGAATGGACCTTCAAATGACCAACGACCAGTTCATCGTGGCCCAAAAGCATCGCAAGTACTGGGACCAGTATGTGGCATCGCTGACGATGCGACTGCCCCCCGATGCGGTTGGGGAACTGCAGGCCATCCTCACGGCTCATGGACGACCGCCCACGAATTGGTGGTGCGCTGACTGCGTAAAATCGGCCCTCCAATACATTTACCTGCAAGCGGACTTGTTTGCTGAAACCAACCAAAACACCGGTACAATCCCCCTAAGCAATGCCCCTGCCAATCCCGAATAATAACGAAAGCAAAGAAGGCTTCATCGGTCGTTGTATGAGCAATAACCAAACCAATGCGGAGTTCCCCGATACGGCTCAAAGATTGGCCGTTTGTGGCTCAACGTGGGAGAATCACAAAAGGCAGCAGTTCGAGTCTTATTCGGATTACGGCCAAGAGATTCGCTCCAATGCCAAGCGAGGGATAGAACTCAACGAGCGCAACGGCAACAAGTGTGCCACCCAGACGGGCAAGGTCCGGGCGCAGCAGTTAGCCAACGGGGAAGCAATTTCCCTTGAAACCATCAAGCGGATGCACTCCTACCTGTCCCGTGCTGAAACCTACTACGACAACGCAGACGATACCTCGGACTGCGGGTACATCAGTTACCTCCTGTGGGGTGGCAAGTCGGCTCTCTCATGGTCAAGAAATAAACTCCGAGAACTTGGCGAACTCGAAGGCGAAGGATGATAGCGAACCGCAAGTGCAGGCTCGGATGGATTCGCTCATGATGGTCATCACGACCCTGTGCGACTGCATCGGAGCGGTGGACGATTCCAATGCCCCGAACCAGTACGAAGTGAAAATGAAAATCGTAAACAAGATAAGCGACCTAATCGACAAAATCGAATACTGATGACAGGCCGACCCCGTTCCTTTGAAACCCCCGAACAACTTTGGGACGAATTCGTGCAGTATTGCACCAAGACGAAGGCGCAACCTATCCTCGTGAAAGATTGGGTTGGGCCAAAAGCAATAGAGGTCTATCGTGAAAAGGAGGCCCCCTTGACGATGGAGGGCTTTGCTCTGCATCTTTGGGATAAGGGTGTCAGGAGCGGTGCAGACGAGTATTTTACGAACAAGGACAACAGGTACGAGATGTTTTCGGAGGTCTGCTCACGTATAAAGAAAAGCATCCGAGCCGACCAAATCAAGGGAGGCATGGCTGGCATCTACAACCCGTCCATCACTCAACGCCTCAACAACCTTGTAGAGCGTCAAGAGAACACGGTTCATATCGAGCAACCCCTATTCCCCGACAATGGCTGATTCAATCGTTGAGGGGGTCATTGACCAATTCAGGACAAGAGCCGAGCAGGGCAAAGCCAAGTACGGCACGACTATGGACCGCAACGACCTGACCCCGATGGAATGGATTCAGCATTTACAGGAGGAACTGATGGATGCGGTGGTTTACCTGCAAAAGATAAAGACCCTTGAAAGAGCAGGAGAAGTTCATCCGAACCACGGCGGTAAATAAGGTCCGTGAGTTAAAGCGGTTCGTCAAAGGGGTACAAGGCGGTTCCAGTGCGTCCAAGACGTACTCTATCCTTGCCGTTGAAATCGACTATTGCACGAAGAATCCCTACACGGAAACGAGCGTTGTAGCCGAATCCATCCCACACCTGAAACGTGGGGCCATGAGGGACTTCATGAAGATTATGACCGTGACTGGGCGGTTCAACGCTGCCCGATGGAACGCCACCGACTTTCGGTACAAGTTCGCCAACGGGTCTTACATCGAGTTTTTTTCGGCTGACGACGATTCCAAGTTAAGGGGTGCAAGGAGGGACAGGCTCTACATGAACGAGGCAAACAACCTCTCCTTCCACGCTTACACGGAATTGGCTGCACGAACCAAGCAGTCGGTCATTCTTGACTGGAACCCGGTCAATGAGTTTTGGTTTCACTCCGAACTGATGCACGATGAGGACGTGGACTTCCTCATTCTAACCTACAAGGACAACGAAGCCTGCCCCAAGAGTGCGAGGGACTTCATTGAGAAAGCAAGGGTCAAGGCTGAAACTTCGGAGTATTGGGCAAACTGGTACAAGGTGTACGGCCTCGGTCAAGTCGGGACGCTCCAAGGTGCGATATACGAGGACTTCGAGGTGGTGGAGGGTATTGATGTCAGCCGTGCGAAATTCGTCGCCCTTGGGCTTGACTGGGGGTTCAGCAACGACCCTACGGCCTTGGTCGCTATCTACCGCCAAGGGGACTGCTTGCTGATTCAGGAACTACTCTACGCTACGGGCCTGACCAACCAAGACATCGCAGACAAGTTGCGGACCTTGGGCATCACAAGGGCTTGGGAGATAGTGGCGGACTCGGCAGAACCGAAGTCCATCGAAGAAATCTACCGACTTGGCTTCAACATCAAGCCAGCGGAGAAAGGCCCCGATTCGGTCAGGAACGGCATCGACATTCTCAAAAGGTTCAAATTGCAGGTTACCAAGGATAGCACAAACCTGATTAAAGAACTGCGGTCCTACACTTGGGCGACCGATAAGGAAGGGAAGAACACGGGGGTTCCGATTGATTCCTTCAACCACGCCTGCGACGCTATGCGGTATGTGGCCCTTAACAAGTTACGGGTCAGTAACTCAGGGAAGTATGTTGTGGTGTAACTTTGCCTTATGAAAATATCCGACATCTTCCAACTCCTTTGGCAAATCGCACAGTTTGTGGTTAGCATCGTTTGTATCGCAGTAGCCTTATCCGTGCTTTTGTGAAAGTCATCCACTACTACCACGTTTACTGCGGAGGCAACTGGCAGTTGATTCTGAACCAACATATGATGGCGGTCTGCAACTACGGCCTCATCAACGTCTTGGATGAGATAAGGGTCGGCATTGTCGGACCACCCGAACAACGCAAAGCGGTCAAGGAGGTGCTGGAGAACTCGATGGTGGCCGATAAGGTCAAGGTCGTGGTTACCCGGACCAACGCTTGGGAGCAGGCGACGCTTACCGAAATGTACCGGGCCTCGCAGGAAGAGGAAGCCGTGTACCTGTACGCCCACACGAAGGGGGCAAGCGACCCGTCCCTCATCAACCAACTTTGGAACAGGTCGATGACCTTCTTCAACGTCGTCGCATGGGAGCGGTCCCTGCAACTGCTCGAAGGAGTGGATGCGGTCGGATGCCATTGGATTACCAAGGAGCAGTTCCCTCACATGGCGGATCACAACAACCCCGACGGCTACCCATACTTCGGTGGAACCTATTGGTGGGCCAAGTCGTCCCACATCAAGGAACTGGGCGAACCAGTACGGGACCACCGCTGGCAGGCCGAACATTGGATAGGAAAGAAACCCGACACCAAGGTCCACGATACCAACCCCGGATGGCCGGGTCCCGAAAAATTTGTAATCACATTTTAACCATGAAAGACAAAGAACTGATTGCCATCCTCGACGAGTTAGACCTCAATGGTG